CCTAATTGTTGAATCCATAAAAATTATGGGTTTTGATGCTTATTATCTTCCAAATGATAATGACCAAGCTCGTGATTTATTATACGGTGAAGATCCAGTTAAAAAGTTTTCTTCTGCTTTTCCATTGGAAATGTATCTTTCAAATGCTTTGGAATATACTGGTGAAAAAGAATTCTTTTCTAAATTTGGTTTAGAAATTAAAAATAGTGCCAATGTAATTGTTTCAAAAAGAAGTTTTTCACAAAGAGTTCCACAAAACACTTTCAATCGTCCCCGTGAAGGCGATTTAGTTTACATTCCATTTTTAAATGGTACAGGTGAACTATTTGAAATTACTTTTACAGACCATACTAAAGATATGTTTATGTTAGGTAGAAAAGTTCCATATTTTTACGAACTTACATTAGAGAAATTTAAATATTCACAAGAAAGAATGGAAACTGGTGTTAATGATATTGACAAAATTGTTTCCGATTCTGCCTACACACTACACCTGAATGTTGGTGCAGGAAACAATACTCACTATACACTTAAAGAAATTGTATATCAAGCTCCAGATAATACTAACGCAAATGCCACAGCTGTTGCTGTTGTTTCTGGTTGGATACCCACATCAAATACCTTATCAGTAACCAATATTGCTGGTGAATTTATAGACGGACAAAAAATTATTGGTGCATCATCTAATGCACAATATATTTTAACCACATTTAATCCATTAGATACTCCAGCAATCAAAGAAGTTTATGACAATCAATACATCAAAACAAACGCTGATGCAATCATTGATTTCTCCGAATCTAATCCTTTTGGTAACATATAATGGCGATTACACAATACAATCGAGTAATTCGTAAACTTGTTGTAGGTTTTGGTAACCTATTCAATGATATTACTCTTGTGCGTTATAATCCTGACCTTTCCGAAGCGGAGAGATTTAAGGTACCTATTGCCTATGCATCTAAAGAAGATTATGTAATGCGTTTAGAAGGTGATTATAACTTAGATAAAAAAATTCAAATCACTTTGCCAAGATTGTCATTTGAAATGGCTGGTATGACTTATGATAGTACCAGAAAGTTAAATACAAATGCCAGAAATTTTGCACAGACAACTTCTGATCAAACCATATCTCAATACAATCCTGTGCCATACAATTTTGATTTTAATTTATATTTGTATATTCGTAACATTGAAGATGGTACACAAATTATTGAACACATTCTTCCTTACTTTGCACCAGATTATACAATTAAATTAAATTTAATTCCAGAAATGGGAATCGTTAAAGAGATTCCTATTATACTAAATTCAACTGACATGCCGGTTGATAATTATGGAACTAGAGATAGAGAAACTAGAGTTTTAATCTGGACGTTAAACTTTACGGTTAAAGGTTATGTGTTTGGTAATGTTAATGATGCAAGTAACGGTATTATTAAACATTCTATTACCAATATTTTAAGTAATATTACATCAAATGATACTGTGGTATTCAATATAGATGAGAATAGTGGTTTAGGAACATACCAAATTGGAGAACTTGTTTATCAAGGTTATTCAAAGAATTTAGCAACAGCTACAGCAAAAGTTATTTTGTTGGAAGATGGAGCATTACACTTAACGAATATTGATGGCAATTTTGTTTCTGATTTACCTATTATTGGCACAAAATCATATGCAAATTATTCATTCACTTCAACCAATTTAGTCAACCAGAAGTTGGTTCAAATTGATATGTTGCCAATTCCTTCTGATGCAAATGGTGCAGAGCCTTGGATGGCAAATACAACAATACAAGAATTTCCACAAGTGTTTACACCGATTGTTCCACCAGAACCAATACCAGAAATTATTGATTTAGAAACTAGCGGCGGTGTTTACGACTTAGAAAACGATTTAGACGGAAGATAACAGATGTCCAAAAAAACATATTCCATATTAAAATTTCGCAGAGGTAATACCACTTTTATTCAGTCTACCACAGGTGCTGAAGGAGAATTGCTTGTTAATTTACAAACAAAACAAATATATTTACAAGATGGCGTTACGCAAGGTGGTTATTTGGTCGGTGGCGATTTAAAAGCTACTGCAAATACCATCTATACTCAAGGTGTAGATGCAACACAAAACACTCAAATAAATTATATTGGTAATTTAGCACAAGCAGCTTTTGATTATGCTAATACTATCACCAATTCGGAAAATGCTTTCATTCAATCAGCATTTGACCAAGCCAATAATGCCAATGTATTAGCACAAGCTGGATATGATCAAGCTAATACCGGTACAATACTGGCACAAGCTGGATATGATCAAGCTAATACCGGTACAATACTGGCACAAGCTGGATATGATCAAGCTAATACAAGTATATCTTTATCACAAAATGCATACAATCAAGCCAACACCAATGCCAATGATATTATAATAATCCAAAGTGTTAATGATACACAGAATACAGATATTAGTAATGTTAACAATTTAGCACAAAGTGCTTTTGATGCCGCTAATGCTATTGTAATACCAAGTTTAGGCAACTACACTTTTGATGGCGACACAATAACAAATAATGTTACTGATTCAATTACACTACAAACAGGTGGTGATAGTTGGACTTTTGGTATAGATGGTAGTTTTTCATTGCCCAAAGGCGGGATTATAAAAGAAGTTCCAATTAATGCATTGACTATAACAATCACACCTAACACAAATGAATTTAGCACTACTGGAGTAGCACAATCACCGGCCGGCCAATGGGGAGATAATATTACATATCCAACAGGTACTCCTTGTAGATTAACACTTGTTGGTGCCACCGGAGATTGGATACAGTATAATGGAGTTATACTGTATATCGAAAATAATGACGGTAATAATATTAGATTGTCTACTAATTCTGATGTTGCTCTTGGACAATATATCAATATTACCACCGGCAGCTTTGATTCAGGTACATTGACACTACTAAATGTTACTATTAATAGTATTGCAATAAAATCTGGTTCTAATGAGTGGACCTTTGGCACAGATGGTGAATTAACCTTACCTTCAGGTGGTCACATTGGTGCTACCAAAGGTGGAACAATGTTGGATGCCGGCAACGGATATGATACTAGTTTAACAACCTTTTACGCTAACGGAAATTATGCAGCTTGTGTTACTGGTTATGCAGCTGACGGTAGACTTATTATCACAACATACAAAGATGGCGGAACTGATCCAAGCAAACAATGGACATTTGATACAGATGGTAACTTAACTATTCCTGGTGGGGCTAAGGTTGGAAATATTTTTAATGATGGATATGGCTTTGGGTGGCAATCACCACCAGATGGTGGTTATGCTGCAATAACAAGTAACAATATATCAAATTATCTAGCAGTAGATGATGACTTACTATACACGCAAGTTGGTGATAATAGATGGAGTTTTGAATCTAATGGTGCTTTAACTGTTCCTGGTGATATTATTCCTAATGCAAATAACGAATACAGTTTAGGTAGTCCAGATTTTCAATGGAAAAGTTTATATGTAAGTAATAATACTATATATATTGAGAATATTCCACTTTCTTTAAAAAGTAATGGAAATACAAATATAATAACCATTGGTTCTGGTGCAAACACAACCAATATAGCATCAGAAACATACGTACAATCATTTCAAAACATAGATGGAGGTAGTTCGACTGCTATCTATTCATACGAATTAATTAACATAGACGGCGGCGGAGCTTAAAGATGGCAAACAAAATACAAATTAGACGGGACACCGCATACAATTGGAGTGATGTTAATCCAGTTTTAGTTGAAGGTGAGCCTGGTTTAGAAACAAATACAGGTAAATTTAAATTTGGTAATGGTGCCAATAATTGGGTTGATTTACCATATTCAAATTTTGTAGAAACTGTTTATAACGATTTTCATGTTGAAGGTGATACTTATTTGGGTAACACAACTGTTACTGGTACTTTTACATTTAACGGTAACACACAATACATTCAAGCAGAAAACTCTGTTTACACCGATAATCTTTTAGAAATTCATAATCCAGGTGGTAATATTGCAAACACTTGGACATCCAATGATACAAAAGATATTGGTATTCGTATGCACTATTATAATGGTGGAGATAAAAATGCTGCTTTGTATATGGACAATGGTGATTGGCTTTTAAAATGGGTTGTTGATGGAACAGAAGATAATCAAGGACAATTTAACCATTCTGGTTTTGGAGATTTTCAAGCCAATACAGTATATGCCAATATAGTTTCAACAACTGTTGTTTCAAATGGTGTTGATTTAAACAATGCAATTTCTATTATTCAAGGTGTGGATTTAGGTCAAAATACTAGAATGTCTTTAATTGAAGGTGTTGATTCTAGCCAAAATACTAGAATGTCTTTAATTGAAGGTGTTGATTCTAGCCAAAA